CTCTTAATCTATCTGCAAAGCGTTCATCGTAATAACCTGCAATCTCATCAGCTGAAAGATTGGATGTGATCATCGTGCAGAATTGCTCTTGATAGCGATAATGAATAATATCAGAAATAGCGGTAATAATTTCTCCATAATGAATGCTCTCACGTGATTCGACTCCAAGATCATCAATGCATAATACTTCAAGATTTTTAATTCTGTTGTATTCTTCAACCATGCTTGTATTCTCCTTCGTCTGATTATTGAACGCCTTTGCAAGTAGCACAATATCTTTTGCTGTGATAACTCTAAATCCACGATATGGAAGATCGTACATCTCAGAACAAGAACGACTGGTTTCGTTAGAGTGCAGATAGCTATAGAGAGATTCTAAAGCCTTTATAATTGTTGTCTTTCCATTTCCTTTATTTCCAGATATGAATAGTCCAAATGTGCTATCATTCTTTGAAGTAAGCCATTGAGCAATATCCCAAAGGTGTCTTTTGTATGCATCTGATACAACAAAGGATCTTAAGCGTGCGTGTACCTCTGCTTTACATGAAGCATATAACATTGTGTATACTTGTTCAGCAGTATAAGGCAGCCTAAAACGTGTTGGAATACGCTTTCTTTTCATTAGCTTTGAGAACATTGCCTCTACGTCCAGCTTTGTTGTCGGATCTAGTGTTATCATTTTTATTGTAAAATCTTAACCAGTTATTAAAATGTTTCTTCGCATCATTAATGCTTTCATGAGATGTGCATCCATCTGTTAAGCATTTTAGTTTAAATTCATCAAGTTTTATTTTCAGCTCCTCAATTGTAATATGGTGAAGTGTTTGAAGATTGTCGAGCCACACATCAGACTTTTTCAATTCGTTTATTTCCTCATCTAGCTCTGATGAATCCATAATACTTATAGCTTTCTTACAATTCGATTCTTCTTCCTTTTCTGTTAAGCAACTAAATTGACCGATTCTACCAATCCTTTTGCGAGACTTATTAATCTCCATATATCGTTCTTGAATGCCTTTAGAAGTAAGAACTTTGTGAGCATAAAACATTTGCTTACTAAATAAACCAATCTCAATGCAGCACTTAATAACTTCTAAAATATAAGACTCCTCGAAATTTGATTGTTCAGCTACAACGAAAGGAACTTCATCATCCCACTCAATGTAATATCCATTATTATAAATGATGCAGAGTAGACTTATGTATATCGTTACAGCTCTTCCACTTTGATAGCGAATTAACTTTCTAATTCTTATATCTTGGAAAAAGTTAGTATCGAAAGGAAAATACTCAAATCCTTGTTTCAACGTGCGACCCATATTTTTACATATAATACTTTAAGTAATCGTTAATTTCGGAAATAAACTCGTCCATTGAATGACAAACGACATATTTATATTCTCCTTTACTTGTTATAGTTTGTTCCCATTCACTCTGTAATTTACTTTGCTTTCCTTTTGTGGTCTTCATTTCAATAAGGAGTGCTCCATAAAAGCGATTAGGGACAAGAAGAATTAGATCTGAAACTCCAGCTACAACGCCTTCTTCTTTTAGTTTGCTAGCTGTGCGAGCGTCTCGTTTACCACCATTTGGAACGGCAAAGAGTCTACCTTTTAGCTTTTTGTACTTGAGATTGAACCACCGCACACAAGAGCGTTGTATGCGGTGCTCCTCATCAGATGGACGCTTTCGAGTTGTAGCTCTTTGCATTGCTATCATCTCTTCAAGTGTCATTGGGCAAAACATCTAAGATATTTGTCTCTTCAATCTTCACGATATTGTAGTCAATCATCCTCTTATTGAACTCGTGTTCGATTGTACTTTTTACCTTGTCAATGTTGCTTGCTCTTACCATGTAGTTGTGAGCTTGCTTTTTCTCTTTGCCTGTCTTTTCATTAAGCGTAATGAAGTTAATCTTACACGAATAGAACTTATCTGCATCATCCTCGTTGGGTTGATTGAATAGCTCTTCAATGTTTGTACGCTTTTCTGAAACGACCTCGAAGTCACCTGAGATGTATTGTCGCATTTCTGCAACTAGTTTACTCTCACATTCTGTAAAGCTAAGAGCATCTACTAGATATGCTTCTGTAACTTTCTTTTCTTGTCCGTCCTCCAGTCTTTTGTCGTATCGGACAGCACCAATAAAAAACTTACTCATTGTTCATTTGTTGTTTCAATTCTTTACAAGTCTTGAACTTCACTACCTTGCATGCAGGAATAACCATTTTGTTTTTGTGTAGTCCTGAGATGCGCTCTTTGCGCTGCATAACTTTCAAGGTTGCAAACCCACGGAGAAATACATCTTCATTTTTAATGAGTGACTTCTTGATTGCGTTAATCATTGCATCATAAGCACTGATAGCTTGTGAAAAAGTGAGGTTTGTGTTCCTTGTAACCTCAAGTAAAATGTCATTTTTTGTCATGTTGTTTATTATTAAAAGTGAGTACTAATTTCCGTTTGAGTTTTGTTGTTAGTTGTCTGATGCACCATGCACGAGATGTGTACCTTTGTCCTTTTGTATTTTCATACAAGATGGTTGCATCATCTAAATATTTCAATATTTTTTCTATATCAGTTTTACATATATCCATTGTTATTTATTTAAGAAAGATGAAACCAATTCCTCAAAGTATACTTCATCCGTAGGAATGTCATCGTCAGAATTCATTATTTCTGATGCTATAGATTTCTTACGATGGATAAGAGAGTAAATCGTATTATCAATTGTTTCACGCCCCAACAAATAATAGCAGTTTACATTGTCCTTTTGTCCTATACGATGTGCACGATCTTCGCATTGACAACAGTCTGCATATGTCCATGCAAGTTCTATAAATGCTACATCTGATGCTGCTGTAAGAGTAAGACCAACTCCAGCTGCTTTAATTGAGCATATGATGAGATGTGTATTTTCGTTAGTCTGAAAAGCATCCACAGCAGCCTGTTTGTTTATTGCACTATCACGCCCTGTAACTGTCACAGCTTTTGGAAAAGCTTTACGAAGTTCATCGACAACCTCATGTAGAGAACAGAATACTATCAGTTTTTTATCGTTTTCTAAAAACGTTTTTATGAAGTCTATTGCTTGTGCGACTTTCCCTTTTGTTGCAAGGGCACGTAAAGTCATAAACTTTACAAGAGCTTCCATTCGCATTTTGCGTCTAATTTCCCAGTCGGTGCATTCTGTATACTTCTCTAGATATGTAGCAAGATCCGTAGCGGCAGTGTTGTATTGTTCACGATTAGAGATGTCAATATAAAGTTCTGTACGTGTCTTGTCAGGAAGTTGTGAGAGCACTTTTTTCTTTTCTCTACGAATCATACATGTTTCATATAATTTTTCAGATAATAAGCGAAGTGGTACTGCAGGCACAGCGTCCTTATCACGTGGATCAGTGCAAAAGTCTGATCGAAATTGTGTAGCACCCCCAAACTCGTCTAATCGATCTAGGATAGAAAGTTGAGCAATTAAGTCTTCAGGACGATTGACTACTGGTGTCCCAGTCAGAAGAGTGACCCACTTTTTATCGAATGACAAACCTTTTGTAAAAATAGTTTGTTGTGCAGATGGATCTTTTACTCGATGGCTTTCGTCAATAATGATTGACTTAAAGAGTTTGATAGCAGGATTAAAAACCACATCCTTTAGTCGAAAGGATTTTTTATTTCCTTTTATATCCCAAACAAAATATTTGCGTAGACTTTCATAATTGACTATTGCCACTTGATGAACGCACATTTTAAGTAGATACCCCCAAGTCGCTTGTACGCTATTATCGAGAACCATTGCAGACTTGTCTGTGAACTTTTCAAATTCTCTTTGCCAATTTATTTTTAGTGACGAGGGGCAAATAACCAAACAAGGATAAGCATTTGCAGTGTCGACTATACCTATACTTTGTAATGTTTTTCCAAGTCCAGGTTCATCACCAATGAGAACTCGTTTTTTTTCTAATCCAAATTGGATACCCTCTGCTTGATAAGGGTAAGGTTCTATATTAAGTTTGTGTTTAAGCTCTCTCATAAATTCCAACCATTGAGTTCGTATACTCGTTTACGTGCATCTTCAGGATTAAAGAATACTTCTTCAGCTATAGGTTCAAAAGTTTCGTTGCTTGTCTTTCTGAATATTCTAAATCCATTTCGACGTCTTAGATATATGTATTGTCCTATTTTAATATTTTTCATTTTGTTTTTTAGGTGTCATTAGCCAATAATTAAATGCAAGTTCTTCATACTTATCACGCCCATTTAGGTAGATATGATCACCACGCTTGATAAACTTTTTGAATATCTTGCAGTTCTTTTTTGAAATAGCATAGATAAAGTCTTTATCAGAGTTGGCTATGTCCATATACCATGCACGGCTTCTGTCCCAATCAAAAAAGTCTACAGCGTCATCAAACTCTTTTTGCGAAGATGCAAACGTGGTTTTGAGGTCTCCTCCAAAATGAAAACTTTCTAACCACCAATCCCACTTACAACGAGTGTCGAGAGTAAAAAGAAATTCACAATAAGAGAATTGTTGTTCTTTATTTATCATACACTTTTGTGTATTAGATAACTCTAGCACTTTTGCTAAGAATGGGTCTTTTTTTGCTTCCATTCTGAGTGAACGTTGCATCTCTTTGGCATGAAGAAATTCATCGTCTGTATATTTTACATCATCAACAGTTTGGTTATAATAATCAACCCTGTTAGGCTCTGTGATAAGCGCATCTACTAATGAGCCAAAACGAAAAGCGTCTTCTCTATCTCCAAACATGGGACGTGGATGCATGACTTCTTTCAATGCAGTGAGGTCTGAATTGCTTACCTCACTGCGATTGTAATATGTATCAGGGTTGTGGTTCATACTATTTTGCCTTTACATTATCAATATAATCTACGCTTTCATCTTGAATGAACGTTCCATCACTATTTGCTTGCTTTTCACAGAATGTGATTTGTTTTTTGAAGATCTTAGTAAGTTCATCAACCGTTAGTTTACAACCTTCACTTGTCCACCACATCATAATAATTGGCAGAATACCTTCTGGGTTGAGGAGTTGAATTTTCTTTGTTACCTTTATCTTAGATTGTGATGTTGTCATTGTTGCTTGACCAGTGAAAAGACCATCCATTTCAGATATTTGTTTTTTCATTTCTGCTTGTTTGCGTTCTTCCTCTTCACGCATTGCACGTTCTTTTTCTAGTCTTTCTGCTTCTTGACGTTCCTTTTGTAACATCTCTGCCTTTAGTCTTTCTGCTTCTTCGTTGTTAGCTTTAACGATGCGTTCAAGATTAGCTTTCTTAGATGGTAGGCGATCTATGATGTAGGTTTTCATCTCTTCAATCTCAAAGGCATATTGTTCATTGAACGTCTTGCTTAGAGAGTCGTAGATCTGTTTCTCTATGTTACTAGCTTCGATTGCAGTCATACCATATGGAATATGTACATTTGCACGAAGAGCCGTTAACCATTCAGAAGATAAGTTGGTTGAGAAATTTTCAATATCTTGAAATGACTGCTCGTAATTTTCTATAGTTATAGAGTTATCGATATTTTTTAGTGTATCGAGGTTTCTATTTACTTCAAACTGGAATTGAGCTTTTAAGTTGTTTTCAATATCTAGCTTAAAGCGTTCAATAGCCTGTGCCATTTGTTGTTTTGCATACTCCTCTTGACGACGCTTTTCCTCCTCTGCATGTTTCTTTGCAGCATAGCTATTACGGTATTGTTGCAACTTGTATGGTATTGTATTTGATTTTGCAGGGTCAATATCATTCTCTATTCTTGTGAAAGCAGTACGAACTTCGTCAAACAGCTTGGTTACAGGAGAACGTCTCTCATTCATTTTTTTTACTGTTTTACGTGCTTTCTCTATAAAATTAGCCGCTTGTTGGTCGAGTTCTTCCGTCATATTCCCACCATTCTGTTCGATGAGATTCAGAATATTATTACCTGCCTCAATGCACTTATCGTGTGAAAGAGCATTATCTTTATATGATTGTGGTGCTGCTTGCACAATCTGTGCTATGTTTTCTTGTTTTACTATTGCAAGTTCGTTATTCATGTCTTTGGCATTTAAGAGAGTACACACAGAGATATTTGTGTACTCTATGTTTTTATTTAGTTTAATACAAAATAGACCATTGATTTGTCTGCGAGCATCTCTGCATTGTTGACAAAGTTCTGATGGCATATTTAAAATGTATCATCGTTAGAGCCTTGCTTAGCTGGGTCAATTGTTACTCCTTCAGATACATCTTGTGGAGTTGCAAAACTCTCTTCTGTACTTTCCTGTGATTGAGTAGAAGGTTCCTCGTCAGATACACCTCCGTATGGGTCAAAATCTTTTGTAGGGTCATCCACTACATCACTCTCAAATTGTGTACCTCTACCAATAGCAATTTTTGGATAGCTCTTGAAAGCATGCTTTATACACTTTGCAATAAGGAAACCTGTATCGATTTGTCCATTTACAGAAGAGTATAGCTCATTTGCTTTCTCAATTCGTTGATGTGTCGTTTGATCGTAGTAGCTATTATTCTTTGCAGAATACCCTGCTAAACGCTTCCAATCATCTTCTAGCATAACAGAATAGTCTGTACTTCCATCAATTCGTGTTATCTTCATAAAGCACGCTACAATATGATTAGAAGTGCGAGGTAGATTGCATCGGTAGTTTACATACTTACAACCA